TATTTACAGATATTAAACGCCCAAGGCAGTATTTTAGCGAACATTGAATCAATGAAAGTTACACTTGCAGAAATACGCACAAAGAAACCTGAATCAAATTACGTTCAGGGATTGGAAAAACACATCCGACAAATGAGTGAAAGTTATTTTACGTTTAAATTTGTACACCGGCAATTTGAGTTAATGCAAAAAATGAACAATAATTATCATAGGGAAAACATGGAATTAAGATTTGAGATTGAAAAGTTGAAGGAACAAAACACGAATTTAATGAATGGAATATGAAAACAATAATAGAAAATTGCGATTTTAGAAGTCAAATTTTACCGCAAGGATTAACAATAACAGATCCCCCATATAATCAAGGTTATGCTTATAATCAATACAAGGATAGATTAAATGAAAAAGAATATATTGAGTTACTTTCAAGAATTCAAACTCCTTGCGTCATTATTCATTATCCTGAAGAAACAATAAATTTGTTACCTAAAGCAATAAAGGCAAATTGTGAACAAGTTGTGTGCTGGGTTTATAATTCAAATACGGGAAAACAATCCAGAATTATATCTTGGTGGGGATGTAAGCCTGATTTCAGTAAAGTTTTACAACCTTATAAAAATTTAAAAGATAAGCGAATTATTAAAAGAATTTCTGAGGGAAAAGTAGGTGCTAAATTATATGATTGGTGGGAAGTAAATCAGGTAAAAAATGTGTCAAAAGAAAAAACAGAACATCCTTGTCAAATTCCTGAAGAAATAATAAAACGTATTATTTTAACAACGGCAAAAAAAAATGATTTAATAATAGATATTTTTGGAGGTAGTGGAACAACTGCAAAGGTAGCAACTGATTTAGGTTTTGATTCACTTACATTTGAAACAGATAACAAATATTTTGAAATTATAAAAATACGTTTAAATTTATAAATAATGAAATGTAAAGCATGTAATACAACATTTATCCCGAAGTATTTTAACCAAAAGTTTTGCGTTGACAATGACGAATGTTTAAAAGCATTCTCAGATTACGCCAAAATCACGAAAGAAAAAACCGAACGAAAGGAATGGAGCAAAAGAAAGAAAAAAATGGATATTGAAGTAAATAATCCAAAATATAAAAAATTCCTTCAAGACGAAATAAACAAATTAGCAAGAATGATTGATAATTATTTTGAGTTTAAATGTATTGATTGCGGAAAAGATTATGGTAAGCAGCAAGATGGAGGTCACTTTAAATCGGTTGGATCAAATGCTAGTTTAAGATATAATTTACATAATATTCACAGCCAAAAATCAGATTGCAATCAAAATGGATTAGGAGGAGGAAGAGAAAGACAATATTTTCAAGGCTTAATTGACAGATACGGTTTGAAATACGCAGAAATGGTTGATGTTGAATTGCAACAAAAATATAAATATATAGGTTTGAAGGCAAATGAGTATCCAGATAAGATAAAAATAGTAAGGGATTTAATTAAAAATTTTGATACGTATAGTTTTGAAACATCTGATAAAGCAAGAGAATTGCTAAATAAATTGATAGGAATCTATAATTAATAAAAATAATTTATATAAAAAATAACTTATATTAAAAAAAAGTTTATATATTTGTTTAACAAAACGAAACAGATATGAAAACAATCGCAGAATTAAACGCTAAAATGGTCCTGATAGCTCAGGCAAATGGATTGACTTATGAGCAATTCAGAAAATTACCAAGAAAAAAGTTTATCCAAATGTGTAATATTTATAACCAAAAATAAAAAATCATGAAAAAAGAAACATTCGAGGACGCAATTCCGAAACCTCAAAACATTTATTTCAAGCTGCATTTAGCAAAGCAAGAAATCGGAACAGTTACCAAGGGGAGTAACAATCCATTTTTTAAATCAAAATACGCAGATTTAAACGCTATTTTAGAGGCAACCGAACCAATCCTATTAAAATATAGTTTACTGTTGTTACAACCAATCTTAGACGGCAAGGTTTGCACTCAGATAATTGATATTGAGAACGGGGATATGGTTACAAGTGAATTATTATTGCCAATCATAACCGATCCACAGAAACAAATTGCTGGAATAACTTATTTTAGAAGGGCAACATTGCAGTCAATTTTAAGTTTGAGAGCTGTTGACGATGACGGAAACGAAGTTGCAAAAACTGTTACAACGCAAAAGCCGACAATTACTATTGACCGATTCGAGAATGCTTTAACAGCAATCCATGACGGAAAAGCGAAAAAAGAGGATTTATTTAAATTTGAATTAACCGACCTTCAAAAGGCAGCATTACAATTATTATGAGTAAAGTAATTTTATTTGACGCTGATAGTTTAATTTATCAGGCAATTTATAAAGTAGTAACGTTTGGAGAGATTCGAGCGTTACTACAAAAAGGAGAATCGAGATATGCAATTGAACTTGAAATTTTACAACGTGGATATGATAGGTTTGAAAAAATGTATTTTGATATTCATAACGAGATTGAGGAAACGGTACAAGTAAGCGAAACAAAATATTTCTTTACTGACTGTAAAAAGAATTTCCGCAAAGAAATTGATCCAAATTATAAAGCGAATAGAAAGCGCAATAAATGGGTTTCACAGCTTAGAAAATATTTGATTGACTATTTGCCGAATTCATTTGCAAGTGATGAATTTGAAGCAGATGATTTGATATATTACAACTCTCAATTATACGAAGTTGAGGATTATATTATTTGTTCAATTGATAAGGATTTAAAGCAAATTGAGGGTTTACATTTTGATTACTACCAAATGAAGCTCAAAGACGAAAGCGGACAGTATATTATAGATGAATTCGGCAAAGAAGTAAAAAAGCGTAAAGGATTTATCCAAATATCCAAAGAACAAGCAGAAAATTTAGTATTTGAAATGATGTTGACTGGAGACGTATCCGATAATATTAAAGGAATTTATGGAATAGGCAAAGTTAAAGCGACTAAGTTACTTTTAAATCGCTCTAAATGGGGAAAATTTAGAGTTCTATGTGAAGAGTATCGCAAAGAATCTGAGAATTGGAAAACACGCATGAAGATAAATGCACAATTATTAATGTTTAATTAAAATAAAGTAAAAATGAGTGAAGTTTTAAAAATCAAAGGAACGGTTTACAAGGTAAGCCAAGAGGAAATTAAGAGCGAAAAGTTCAAAAAACGTGAAGTTATTTTGGAAGTGATTGAGGGAACGTATAAGCAACATTTAACAGTTCAGTTCAGCAACGCAAAATGCGACCTTCTAAACAACGTTCAGCAAGGGGATATGATAAGTGTTTCAATCAATTTAAAGGGGCGTTTATGGACTGGTCCTGATGGAATTGAGAAAGGATTTAACACGCTGGAGGGTTGGCAGATTGAATCTGACAGTTTAGCGAGTACGCAAACAAATATTCCGATCCAAAGACAAATGGGGAATATTGAAGCTGCATTCCAAGAGGATGCAATTAGAATGATGGCTGAAGAGGATGATGATATGCCATTTTGATAACAATGGGAGTGTAAAAGCTCCCTTTAAAAACACGAAAGAATGACACTAAAAGAACTATCGAATATCAATAAAATAACACGCAAATTGATCACTGATTATATTACAAATAACAATATTTCAGAAAACAAATTTGCAAAGGAATCAGGAATAAGCCAAAATCAACTTTGGATGTATCTTCATTCAGGAAATGCGAAAAAAGGAATCCATACAACAACATTGGAGAAAATAGGTAAATATCTAAATGATCAAAATAAATTGTAACTTTCGCAAAAAAAACAAGTGAATCAATGCGTAAAATATAGGAATGGAATACCGACAGAGGAATGGATTGCAACAATTGTTGTTCAAACTCAAAAAGACGAAACAGTAATTGGTTATTCAATAGAGTTTAGTTATGATTTGCTCCCAGCTGTATGCGTTTATACGGATATTGATTTACATAGGTTAATAATAGCATTCAGGCGCAATGGAATAGGAATATTAAAGACAGTAACAATCGGACACCTCCATTACATCTATTTTTTACGAAATTCAACAGAAAATTAATACATTTGTAACATGAAAAACACGAATAAACAGAAAATGCGTAAAGTTCTAGGTCTTATTTTAATTCCTTTTTTTACAGCAATATTTGTATTTGACCGATTTTTATTAGTCTTTTTGATATGGTTAGAACAGCCAAAAGTAAAGAGCTGGTTTACGGGCCAAAAGGAAATGACATCTTCATTCGTCAGAGTTATATCATTCAGCTTAATTTACGCTATTTATTCACTATTCAAACTGTTATTTTGAGAGATTACTACGAAATAAGTGGGAGCGCAGAACGCAAAATGCCTGAGGAATACGACAATTGCATTCTAGGTTATGACCTGGTTACTAATTTACCGATTTATTCAGTACAGAAAATTGTTAAGTTGATCCAAAGAGAGGGAATAGATTACTTTGAGGCAATAGATTTATTCAATCAAACATACGGATGTGGAAATTTAGGAGTGAATGAGCCGATTTATTGCATGGACTTAGACGATTAAAACACGAACAATGGGACTAAAGGAAAAACCTAAGGGATTAGGGGACACAGTCGAGAATATCCTCGAAGTAACGGGAATCGCAAAAGTTGTAAAAAGCGTGATTAAAACGTGTAATTGTAGTAAAAGAAAAGATTATTTAAATAGGGTTGTTCCTTACAAAAACACGAAAAAATGAAGACCGAAAAAGTAAGTATTAAGGAAGTAATACCGAATAAGTCAAACCCCAGAATTATTAAGGATGACAAATTCAAAAAATTAGTTCAATCAATCAAAGATTTTCCTCAAATGTTGGAAATACGCCCGATTGTAGTTGATGAAAACAATATCATTTTAGGCGGAAATCAACGTTTTAAAGCGTGTATTGAAGCTGGATTAAAAGAAGTGTTTATAATCAAAGCAAACGACCTGACAGAGGAGCAAAAACACGAATTCATTGTAAAAGACAACGTTGGATTTGGAGAGTGGGATTGGGATATATTAGCAAATGAATGGGACACGGACAAATTAGAAGACTGGGGGCTTGATTTACCGATTGATTTACACGCAGAAGATTTAGAAGCCGAAGAAGATGATTATGAAGTACCTGATGAAATTAAAACTGACATTGTATTAGGCGATTTGTTTGAGATAGGAGAACATAGATTGCTTTGTGGAGATAGTACGGATAGCGACCAAGTGGCTAAGCTAATGAACAGACAAAAGGCAGATATGGTATTCACAGACCCGCCTTATGGTATGAGTTTAAATACAAATTATCAAGACATTCACAAAGGAGCATCAACAGGTAAAAATTTTGACAAAATAATTAATGACGATAAAGAATTTAATCCAAGTTGCATTTTTGTTTTAGATGCAAAAGAATATTTTTTATGGGGAGCAGATTATTATAAACAATTTTTACCAAATGGAGGTAGTTGGCATATTTGGGACAAAACAGTTGGAAGATTTAATGGAAGAATAGGAAATGAATTTGAAATGTGTTGGTCAAAAAATTCACATAAAAGAGAAATTATTTCTATTGAATGGGTTGGTTACAATGGAATGAAAGGCGAGGATACTGCAAAAAGAGTACACCCGACACAAAAACCAATCGAATTATGTTTACATTTTATTAAAGATTATTCCAAAAATAATGTTATAGATTTATTCTTAGGTTCTGGAACAACAATGGTTGCTTCACACCAACTAAAACGCAAATGTTACGGAATGGAATTAGACCCGAAATATTGCCAAGTAATAATTGACCGAATGAAAAAACTTGACCCGAGTTTAGAAATTAAACGGAACGGAGAAATAATAAGAAACAAATAAGAAAAATGGCTAACGAAGAAAATTTAATTCCCGTACAATTAGGCGAAGTTAGAAACCCAAACGGGCGACCCAAAGGCGCAAAGAATAGAAGCACGATAGCACGCAAATGGCTAGAGGTAAATCAATCGCTTAAGAACCCATTGACTGGAGAGAATGAAACAATGAGCCAAGAAGATTTGATGACCTTAGCACTGATAAAAAAGGCAAGGGATGGAGACACAAACGCATATAAAGCATTAATGGACTCAGGATATGGCGCACCCGTTCAACAAATCGAGCAAACGAACACCGAAATAGACCTATCCAACCTCACTACGGATGAATTAAAGGACTTATTAAACGAAGATGAATGAGAGGAAAGCACACGCAAAAGACTTGCTCAAAAGGGAATTATCAAGACGAGAGTTATGGCAGTTTTGCTGTTATTATGATCCTATTTTCTTTAATAACAGACCTTTTCTCAAAGAGATAGCAGACGCATTTCAAGAGATAGAAGCTAAAACAATCAAAAGTTTATCCGTTTCAATGCCCCCAAGAGCGGGCAAGAGTTACATAACGTCATTATTTTGTGCGTGGACAATTGGTCGCAACCCTGACAAGAGTGTAATGCGTAATACATGTACGGCAACACTCTTTTTAAAATTCAGTTATGACGTTCGGGCAATCGTGAAAAGCGACAAATACCGTAAAGTATTCAACAATGTAACGCTTTCAGATGACAAATCTAATCTTCAAGGCTGGAATACAAACAGTAGTAAACAAGTGGGTTATTTTGGTGCTGGAGTTGGGGGTACTATTATAGGATTCGGAGCGTCAAACGTTGCAATAACGGATGACCTTTACCGAGGTATTGAAGACGCATTATCCGACACCGTAAACGACAGAATAAACCAATGGAAGGAATCAACACATGACAGTAGGTTTGAAAGTGGATGCGCTAGGATTGATATAGGTACGCGCTGGAGCCTTAACGATGTTATAGGGCGCAATATGGACTCAAAAATATACGACAAATCAATCATTGTAAGCGCAATGAATGAACAAGGGCTATCATTTTGCGAGGATGTATTGACAACGGATGAATATATCGAAAAGAAAAAACGAACAGCTCCTGAGATATGGGAGGCTGAATACCAACAACAGCCAGTTGACATGAAAGGTAGGTTGTTTAATGAGTTAAATTTCGTATCAAAAGACGAATTTGCAGAAATAAACAAGGCAAACCCTATTGAGGGGTGCATAGGTTACGTTGACGTTTCAGATCAGGGGACAGATTATACATCCGTTGCGATTTGCGCTGTAATTAAAAAACAGTTGTTTATAGTTGACTATCTTATGACTAGAGATAACACCGATATAACAATACCGCAGACAGCTGCATTATTAGACAAATGGAGGGTAACTTATTGTAGGGTTGAGAGCAATTCAATGGGTGCAATGTTTAGCCGTCAACTCCAAACACAGACAAAAACACGAATTCTTCAGGTCCATAACACGCAAAATAAAATTACTAGAATTATAATGAGTTCAGCACACGTTATGAATTCAATGATTTTTGTACGCAATGGGGACAATCAAAGCGAATTATTTATCCAAAATGTGTTGAGTTTTAGTAAGGAGGGAAAGAATAAAAATGATGACGCTCCCGATTGTTTGGCTGGATTAAGTATTTTTGTGCAATCAATGTTTAAAAATTTATCGTAACTTTGCTTAAATTCTAATCAAAACAGAATGGAAATTAATTTTTGGGATTCTTTTTTTGGCGTCAATTCAGGACAACAAAATAGATTTATAAATCAATTTAACCGACTTCGACCGATACAAAATCAGGTTTGGGGAGTTAAGAACGCAATATGGATTGACACCAATAACGCATGGGAATGGTTTTTAAGTATTCCTGAGTTTAGAGCTGTAATTGATAAGAGAGCGTCAATGATGAGTTCTAATATTCCAAAATTATATGATAAAGATAACGTTGAAATAACCGAGCATTGGTTTTTAGACATGGTAAAGCGACCAAATCCAATTCAAAGTTGGTCCGATGTAGTTTATTCTTTGTCAGTTAATGACGCTTTATACTCAAATGCGTTCGGTTATTGCCCATTGAGAGCATTCAACCAGCGTAATTTGTTTGTTCCGTTGCCTTCAAATAAGATTCAGATAATGACAAGCGGTAAAACGCTCAAGCAAATGGATGTAAACGGATTGATTGACGGGTATAGATTCGAATACGATGACAATAAAATCGAAACGTTACCTATTGAAGATGTTATCTATTT